TTACTAGAGTTACTTTAAAAGGTGGACCAATTGAACCAAGAGAAATTGTAGATGCTTACATCAATGCTAATCGATCTTTGTTCGGAGTTAAAAAAGATCTTAAACTAGATATGGATGCAGCAAGAATATTAGGAATCTCCGAGGAAAAATACGAGCAGGCTCTTGATAGAGTATCTCAGGTAGAACAGAACGCAATTGATGAGGGTGAATTCAGACCTTATACATTATCAGCTAAAGTAGAAGAAGCTTTCCAAACTCATGCAGATGAGATGGGTGTCGCTAATCCTTTGGACGCGGCTTACGATATTATTAGTGATCTTGAGAGTGAATTCTCTGACCTTTCTTTAAATGATCTATTCCCTGATATACAAAACCCACTTACTCCAAGTATTATGGACACGGGACCTATCCCTGGCCTTAATACAGGAACTCCGTTAAATACTCCTGGTGTAAACCCTCAGGTATTCACAAATCAAGGTGGAAATATTCCTTATAATCAAATGACAACTCAGCAAAAAATTGATAGACTTTTCGGCCGGAGTTAAAAAAATTATGACACCCAAAACTACTAGAGAACATATTATAAGTTTGCATGGCCATGTAACTGGTCTGAAGAGAGATATTTCTAACCTTAAAACCAATCATTTAAAACACATGAACAGTGATATTAAAAACTTGGGAGGCAAGATAGACAAAATCTATTGGGTTCTTTTAGCTACGGTGGGGGCTGTGGCGTTTCAACTAATTAACTTACTTTTTAAAACTATTTAATGAAATTATCTAAAAATTTTAGCTTGGCCGAGCTATGCAAGTCACAGACGGCCACAAGGATGGGCCTTGACAACAACCCTAGTGAGGATGAGCAGGAGAATCTAAGATTGCTCTGTGAGAGGGTCCTACAGCCAATTAGAGACCACTTCAATCACGTAGTCACTATTACCTCGGGCTATCGCAACGAAATTTTGTCAAGAAAGATAGGTAGTTCAAGCAAATCTCAACACTGCAAGGGAGAGGCGGCGGATTTTGAAATCTTTGGAGTCCCCAACAATGAAGTCAGCGACTGGATCAAAGAGAATCTTATGTTTGATCAGCTGATATTAGAATATTATGAACCAGGTCAACCCAACTCCGGATGGGTACATGTAAGTTATAAGAAAGAAATAAATAGTAATCGAAAGGAATATTTAATGGCCATTAAAGATGACAATGGAAAAACAAATTATAAACCAATCCTAGGCCTGTCAACTGACCGCTACGTCAAATAGGTAAAAATTTCTGGGCAAACTTTTACTACACTCCCAGAAAATGTAGGATTAAGCAAACCCTAACCATCCAGTTATTATATACTTTTCGTGTTTATCTGTAATTTGACCTTTATGCGTATGAGAGAAATCTGTAGGCCACATCAACGTTAGCCCTTTCTCCGCAGGAGTCCTTAAATCTTGGTATTTAAAATGAGTTCCTCCATCAGGCACATCATTTAAATAAGTCATAAAAACTAAACAACGATTTTCTTGTGCGCTGCTTCTTTCAAAATGCCACTTTTTAAATCCTTCTCCTGGTTTATAATACTGAATCTGGCATGGTTCTCCCAATCCAAATTTACTAAATTCTTCAACTTCAGGATATTTCTTTTCATATAAATGAATAATGTTTCCTATAAAATTTTGATATATGAGAAATGTCGGATTATTATAAGAAGGATTAATAGTGACTTCAGTGGAAACTTTTTGGTTGGGGTCTACATGTGGAGGCGGACCAACTACTCCTGGAGACTGTTTATCTTTATTATCTTTATATAAATTTATAAGATCATCACAAACTAAAGGAGGAATATACCATCCGCCTATCATACTGTTCTTTGGTAAAAAATATTCTTTTAAATCCATGATTTTAATTCTTCCCCCATAATTTTAGTAGCAATATTTATTTTTTTTCTAAGAGCTTTAACAATTCTTTCATCAATAGTATCTTCTACAAAAAGGTCAATATATGTCATAGGAAAATGTTGACCGATTCTGTCAATTCGGGCTTCTGACTGTTGTCGTTTTTCTAGGTCATATCCATTAGAATAATAAATCATCGTAGATGCAGCTGTTAGTGTGATTCCGTATCCACCTGTTTGGGTCGTTCCAACAAGAAACCTGACTGAATCAGTCGGATTTTGAAATTTTTCAATATTATCCTGGCGCTCGTTCATAGGAGTCTTTCCATAATAAGTTACTACAGAGTCATCCCCATATTCTTTTTTAAGATGTTCAACTATTGTTTCTACATCGTACTGGTAATGTGCCCAAATAACAACTTTTCCGTGTATCTCTTCTAACATATCTAAGAGTTCAGATGTTCGATTATTTTTTATAGGTTTTATAGTTCCATCATCAGCTGTGAAATGACCACAATTAATTTGTTGAAGTCTCATAAGCTGGGTTAAAACGGTAGCAGTCGTCATCACCTTTCCGTCCATTTGAGCAAGAGCTAAATGTTTCATTTGTTTGTAAATTTTTTCTTGCTCTGGTGTTAATTTAATAATTCTTTTCATATATGTTTTAGCTGGCAAATCTAAACATTCATCTTTCAACACTCGGTAAGAAAATACTTTTAATTTTTCAGCCAGTTCTTCAAGATTTCTATATCCTACTACTATTTGAACTGAACGACCTCCAAAATTGGCTGTCCTCATCACCGCATATCGTGTTCTAAAAGTATAATAAGAAGTATGACCTAAAAGCTCAGGTTCTAAAAAATCGCATTGTTTGTATAAATCCAAAGGAGACTTAGTAACCGGAGATCCAGTAAGAATTCTTCTGTATCTTGCATGCAAGCTTAATTTACATATATTTTTAGTACGTTTAGCATCAGGATTCTTGATAGTAGTACTTTCATCAACTGCAAATAACGTATTATGACAACTTAAAAATTTGTATGCGAAGTCGACCCCCTTTTGAGTAGAAAATGCTTCTACATTCATAATTAAAATATGAAAATCTTCTCCTTCTTCGAATAAGACATCTAATTTTTTTTGTTGTTTTTTATTTATAAGGGCTTGCCATAAGACGGTCTTATTGTCGATATGATCAGGAAAGTGGGTAGGTATTTCCTGAGTATACCAGGTTCCTATTACCCCCTTGGGCGCTACAATTAAGGCACCATTAATTTTTCCCCGGTCATAAAGCAGAGCCATGTTGTCTAATAAAACTTTTGACTTACCCGTCCCCATTTCCATAAAGTATGCGAAATAAGATTTATTCCAGGAAGCCTTTAAAGCCTTTAGCTGATGCTCATATGGCTTTGTCTTAAATTTATAATTCATAATATTTTTTCTTTCTGTATTGACTTCTCCTATAGACTATCTTATATTGTTTGTCAATGAAAGAAAATACAGTATATGTGATACAAGAAATTCCAGGTACTTCGTCAGGTAAACCTAAAATAAATATTATGGGCGCGTCTAAATACGGAGCATTTAAATTTTTATTGCCGGAACTTTCTCAAATAATTTTCTCTCCAGGCCCTTTAATTTTTAAATTAAGAAAATCATTAAAGGACTTTAATGAAGAAGACTATTTATTATTAACAGGAGATCCTGCTATTATTGGGGTCGCATGTTCTATAGTTTCTGATATAACAAATGGTAAATATAATTTACTAAAATGGGATAAACAAGAAAGACAATATTATCCTATTAAAATAAACCTACATGAGAAAGGAGAAATCGATGAATAACATTGATTTTGAACGAGATCAGAGAGAAGATTTAAATTCAGTAAATGAAGCTAAAACTTTATCTGATCAAGTAGTTAAGCTAACAAATCTAGAAGATGAATTAGCTAACAAAGAAAAGGAACTAAAAGAACTTAAAAGAAAAGTTGAATTAGTTTCAGGAGAAATCATTCCTACGATGATGCAGGAAATGAACATCTCCACATTAAAACTCGCAGACGGATCTTCAGTTGAAGTTAAACCCGTCTACGGTGCTTCTATTCCTATTGCAAAAAAGGAAGAAGCATTTAAATGGCTTCGAGACAACGGCCTAGGTGACCTTATAAAAAATGAGGTTACTGTTGCTTTTGGTCGTAACGAAGACACCAAGGCTAGCGATTATGCTGTCCTTGCAAAAGGTCAAGGGTATGAACCTGTCCAGAAATTAAAGGTTGAACCTATGACACTTAAAGCATTAGTCAGGGAGCGCGTCGAAGCTGGACAAGATATGCCTTCTGACTTATTTAACCTGTTCACGGGCAACAGAACAAAAATAACAAGGAAACAATAATCATGAATAATGAACAAGGAACCATGACTAAAAAAACCGATGCTCCTCTTCCAGCCAATGTGTTTGAAGAAGATGCAGCGAAAGGACTAGGCAGTATAGGTCAACAAGACTTAGCGTTGCCTTTCTTAAAAATCCTTGCACAATTATCTCCCGAAGTAAATAAAAGGGATGGTAAATATGTGGAAGGTGCAGAAGCAGGAATGATTTACAATTCTGTTACTGGAGAGTTATACAATGGAGTGGAAGGCATAAATGTCATTCCTGCATTTTATAAACTTGAATATCTTGAATGGAAGGATAGAGGAGAAGGTCTAGGTGCGCCAGTTAACATCTACCCATCTTCATCCGACATCATGTCAAAAACAAAACCGGATGCAAATTATAAAGATAGATTACCTAACGGTAATTATATCGACAAAACTGCATCTCATTTTGTGATTATCTTAGGAGATAGTCCCTCAACAGCTTTGATTTCTATGAAATCTACTCAATTAAAAATTAGTAGAAAGTGGAACTCAATGATGAGTGGTTTAAAACTAAAAGGTAAAAACGGATTATTTACTCCGGCATCTTTTAGCCATATTTACAAACTAAAAACAACTCAAATGTCTAACGACAAAGGCACTTGGTTTGGTTGGGAAGTAAATAAGGTTGGACCAGTCACTGATAGTTCACTCTATCAACAAGCCAAAACGTTTTCTGAAAACATTTCTAAAGGAAGTGTCAAAGCAAAACACGGTGAGGAAAAACCTAAAGGTTCTGAATCGCATTTCTAATTTCTTCTGAAGAAGAAAGCATGCATGACGTGGGCCTGGAGGGAGACTGAAGGGCCCATGGAAAGATATTATGAATGAGAAATACATACAGATTTTTAATGGTTATAGAGGAGCCTATGGTGTCGCTAATATTAAGAACGCTTATCGGGATCCCGATAGCGGAAAACTTAAATTAAAACCAGGCGACTATCGCTGGAATTACGAAGAACTCACTGATCAAGTTTATATTGATCATTTAAATGGCATTAAATCAATTGGAATGCAGCCCTGTAATGAAGACGGGGAAACTAAATATGGAATTATTGATATAGACCCATCTAATTATGATAATTTCGACAAAAAATTTGTCATAGACAAAATTCAAGAATACAAATTACCCCTTATTCCCATTTTATCTAAAAGTGGATCGCTTCATTTATATATTTTTATGAAGAAGTTTGTAGATGCAGCTACTTTAAAATCTTTTTTAAGTAATCTTCTTCCTCTTTTTAATCTAAAAGCAGACACAGAAATTTTTCCAAAACAAACCCAACTAACTAGAGATCTTGAAAGAGGAGGATTGAGACCAGGACAATTTATTAATTTACCTTATTTTAATAAGACGGACAGAAGAGCTCTAAATATAGATGGAACAGAATTTACTTTTGACCAATTCATACCCTTAGTTGAATCTAACCTGGTTCATCCCGACGAATTAAATAAAATTACTGAAGGCATTGATCAGGCAATTTATGACGGAGCTGATGACGAATTTAAAGATGGACCACCATGTCTAGCGACACTTAGCAAGATTATGAAGAATCCTGCCTTTGATGGCAAGGACCGATTTATGTATAATTATCATGTATTTGTGAAGATGAAGTACGAAGATACATGGAAACAAAAAGTTAAAAATGCACCAGTAAAATATTTTGAACAACAACATGCTAACGCATGGGATGACAGGATTCTTAACGCAAAAATAAGATCATGGAACAAATCTGAAAAAGGATTTACTTGTACTGAAAGTCCTATCAACGATCATTGTAAAAAAGGAATATGTCTTAAGAAAAAATTTGGAGTTTTAGCAGGATCCAAAGGAACTTATCCAATCCTAACTAATCTTAAAAAAATAGATCTTGATCCGGAACCGGAATATGAATTTGATGTAATTAAACCTGATGGAGTAAGCACAGCTACTGTCCATTGTCGTTCGGTTGAACATGTAAATGATCAACGTAAAAGAAGAAACTCAATATCTAAAGCTGCAGGATTTGCTCCTCCAATTATTAAAGGAGATAAAGATCAAATAGTTCTAGATGCTTTATGGAAAACTGAAAAAATAGTTAACCCTCCAATAGGAACATCCTCTAAAGAAAAATTACATGATGTACTTCATGCTAAAATCAACGGGCCTAAAGCTATGAACGATGCAGGATTTAAAACAGGAACTGTTTTAATAGAAGAAGGATGTGCTTTTTTTAAATTTGATAAGTTTTATGATAAACTAAAATCTAAGAACTGGAAATATAGTGAAGACAAAACAGGTACCATGATGGAGTCAACCTATAAAAAATGTGAAATAGAGTTCCTGGATCAAAAAAGATTCCCTACTAAAGATAAAGGGAAATATAATACACCCACTAAAAATGTTGTAAAAATTTCTGTAAAAGAATTTGAAAACGTACCTATTCATCATACTAAACTTAAACATAAAAAGGATATAATATGATGAGAAAAATACTCGGGCCTCCGGGAACAGGGAAAACGACCCGTCTTCTACACTATGCTCGAACTTTTCTTAAACTAGGAACTCCTCTTGATAAGATAGGGTACTTTGCTTTTACTAAGAAAGCTGCCACGGAAGCTAAAGAAAGAATGCTCGATCAAAACAAACATATTAAGGAAAAAGATTTACAACATTTTAGAACTTTACATTCACTGGCCTTCTGGAAACTAGGAATGAAAAAAAGCGAAGTGATGCAGGATGAACACTATGAAGATATAGGAAGAAGTGTAGGTATAGAAGTAACAGTTTATAGTAATGGAGAAGAAAAGACAGGTTTCGTAGACTCAGACAGTGAATATTTTAATTTAATTAATGCAGCAAGAATCAAGGAGTTAACAATTGATGAAGAATATAATAGTGGAATGTATTCTGATGAGCTAGAAAAAAATTTATTACATATTTTAAAGGATGAATTAGATAACTATAAAGAATCATTTCACCTCAAAGATTTTACAGATATGATTGAAAAATTCATTGTGGCAGAATTATGTCCGAAATATGACGTCATATTTGTTGATGAAGCACAGGATTTATCGCCAATACAGTGGAAAATGTTTGATGTTTTAAAGAAAAATTCTAAACATGTTATATTAGCTGGCGACGATGATCAAGCTATTTATGGATGGGCTGGTGCAGATGTTAAAAGATTTCAACAAGAACCTGCAAAAGAAATAGTATTACCTCAATCTTATCGAGTCCCTAGATGCGTTCAACACATTGCTGACAATATTTTAAGTAAAATACCAGATGAGAGGAGAATAAAAAAAGAATGGGAAGCACGAGATGAAGATGGAGAAATATATTTTGGAACTTCAATTGAAGATGTTCCTTTACAAAAAGGACAATGGTTAGTGTTGGCTAGATACAATGATAAATTAATAAAACTTAAACCTATTCTTCGGGAGATGGGAATTTATTTTGAATATAAAGATAGAAAAAGTTATAAGACAAGACTGTATTCAGCTATACAAAATTATACACGATGGACAAACGGGTCCTTACTCTCTATCTCAGAATGTCGTGATCTTTTTGAATACCTAGGCAAGCCTTTTCCACAAACAGAAGAAAGAATGTACGATCTAAAAGAATTTGGGTACACGGAGACCCAAAGATGGTTTGATGTTTTTGAAACTGAACCTGAAGACAGCCTATATATTCGGGACATGCTGCAGAGCGGCGAAGAATTATCTAATAAACCAAGAGTTAAACTGTCAACGATCCATGCAGCTAAAGGTGGTGAAGCAGATAATGTTTTGCTTATCTTAGATAATACTAAAACTATTCGGGAAGCTGTTGAAAAAAGTCAAGACAAAGAAGATGAAGAAAATAGAGTTTGGTATGTAGGTGTCACCCGTACTAAACAAAATTTATATATTATGGCGGCAAAAAAGGAGGACAAAGGATATGACATCGAAAGTCTACAGTAAACAAATCGGAGGATCTCATTATAAAAAATTTAAAATTCAGCCAAGTCAATTTGTGATTGAGAATGAGTTGCTTTATCCGGAGGGATGCGTTATAAAATATATTATTCGACATCGCTCGAAGAATGGAAAGGAAGATTTATTGAAAGCAAAACATTTTATCGACATGATTATTGAGCGAGATTATCCGTGAAAAAAACTTTATTAAAACTACCAAAACTAAAACAAGATATTGTTAAATCAATCTTCCAGACTGATAACAAACGTTACGGGGGAATTGTAGAAAAAATCATTAAGCGAAAACAAGAGGAGAAAAAAAAGAATGAGAATACCAAAGTTTGAAGCCCAAACAGAATGGGTCAAACCTACAGAATTTCCCGACCTAAGACAGGTTGATGAAATTGCAATTGACTTAGAAACAAGAGATCCTGACTTAATTAAAAAAGGATCTGGTTCTATTATTGGTAATGGAGAAGTTATAGGTATCGCGGTCGCTACTTCTTTTTATAAAGGATACTTTCCAATCGCTCATGAAGGTGGTGGTAATATGGACAAACAAAAAGTCCTGTTATGGCTTAAAGACATATTAGAATCTCCATCTACAAAAATATTTCATAATGCTATGTATGATATTTGCTGGTTAAGAAAACTCGGCTTTAAAATTAATGGCGACATTGTATGTACCATGATTGCAGCAGCTATCACTGATGAAAATAGATTTAGATATGATTTAAATAGTTTATCCTGGCATCATTTAGGTTACGGTAAAAATGAATCTGCTTTAGCTGAAGCTGCATCAGAATGGGGGATCGACCCTAAGGCCGAAATGTACAAACTTCCTGCTATGCATGTTGGATCTTATGCAGAACGAGACGCAGAGGTAACTCTAGGCCTATGGCAAGAAATGAAAAAAGAAATTCTTAATCAGGACCTGGAAGATATATTTGATCTAGAAACAGAACTCTTCCCATGTCTAGTTGATATGAGATTTAAAGGCGTAAGGGTTGACATCGAAAAAGCACACGCAATGAAAACAGAATTTAAAAAAGCAGAACAAGGATTACTTCGATCAATTAAAAGAGAAACTAATATTGATACACAGATCTGGGCAGCAAGAAGTATTGCGAATGTATTTGATATGTTAAGATTAGAGTATCCTCGTACAGAAAAAACTGAAGCGCCATCATTCACTAAAAATTTTTTACAGGAACATAAACATCCTGTTGTTAATATGATTGCTAAAGCAAGAGAGATTAATAAAGCTCACACAACTTTTATTGATTCTATTTTAAGATATGAACATAAAGGAAGAATACATGCAGAGATAAATCAAC